AATGATGTAGAAGTGCCTAATGTCCATGCCTGTAATCTATCAGCATTGTTGGCAGATATTACAACCTTGCCAAACTGAGTAAAACGAACCCTATCACTAGCAGCAGTTGTCATTCCTGTTTTAACTTGAGTAATACCGCCCACACCACTTACTGTATAAATCTTAGACAGACCAGCAGCAAACAACTCAGTATTACCATCAGGCTTTTTGGCAGCATAAAGAGAAGTTAAATTCTCAGCAGCGTCACTAGAGGAAAAAGTAACAGGAGTGGGAAATGGGCCATACCCGATAGCCAAAGAAACCACATTCTTAGCATCAGTTAAAGCACCTGACACGCTAGGTTGGTCAGGCATCCACTCACCAAAAGTTAGTTTTGTCGTAGCCATGTGTTACTTCCTTGCGCTTGAATTGTCCATGTATTGTCGTTAGCCGATACTGGAGTCCATGTGTTTGTGTCGCCAGAAACAGCAGTCCATGTATTGCTATCAGCAGAAACTGGAGTCCAAGTATTATTGTCTTGTGGTACTGGAGTCCAGTTCTCGCCAAGGATTACACCATTAGCAGTTACTAAAGATATACCATTGATAGATACTACACCCGCATAAATTGCAGAAGCATTAGCTATTACATCAGCCGTAGCCGTAATACTTGCACCAGCACCAACAACTAAACCACCATTAGCAGTTACTGTTGCGTCACCAGTAATTGCACCACTACCAAACTGAACCCTGATAGCATCAGCAGTTACAGTTGCGTTAGCCGTTACTGACGCTACTGCATTTGCTACGATTCCACCAAGAGCCGTAACAGTAGCATTTCCAGTTATATCTGCAATACCAAACTGCACACGAGTGCCATTGGCTATTACATCTGCATTACCAGTAATACTTCCACTAGCAAACTGAACACGAATAGCATCAGCAGTAACAGTAGCATTGGCATCAATCGCACCAGAGGCAAACTGAACCCTAGTTGCATCACAACTGACACTAGCATTAGCCGTAACACTTGCACTAGCTAATTGAACCCTTACTGCATCTGCCGTTACTGTCGCTGTACCATCTACCGCCCCACTACCACTCTGAACCCTTATAGCATCAGCTACAACGCTTGCAGACGCAGTTACAGACCCATAGGCATCCCATAGGGTAACTGATGTTGTGTAGAGTGGACTATCGAGTGTGAGTGTTAAGTCATCAATGCTAGACTTTAATTGGTCTAGCGAGTCAATCGTCCATGGAGGCAGTAAGTCACTCACGCTAAAGTAACGCTCAATGAACCAGAAGCTACACGAAACACGTCACCAGTTGCAATAGTCTTAGATGCGTCTAGCGGAGAGTGATACAACAGATTACCTGTAGTCAAAGCATCACGGATACCAATATGGGTAATTGTTCCCCATGAACCGCCAGCTTGAGGAAATTCGATAGCAGCAGAGTTGGTAGTTGCACCATTGCTAGGCGCACCAAACGTAATAGCCTGACGAGCATAGCTAGTACCAGAACACTCAGTTCCAGTATCAGCATCTGTTGGGTCAGTTGTATAAAGTGCTAAGTACACAGTCGTTGGTGCTGTGTAGCTAGTTGCTCTCAACGTCACATTGATAAGAGCATTTTCTAAGTAATTGGAAATTTCAGCCATATTTTCACCTTGCAGTTAATTTGATTGACAGGGGTACACCAGAATACTGAGTGTTTTCATCAGACCTAGTGAGAGAAGAAATTGCTCTGTCGTACATAGAGCCCCATGTATTGATACGAGCATCATTCATTAAGTAAGGCTCTGCTTCAACCAATGCGCCATATAGCAAACCATCAGGTGCAACATTCAAGAAAACATTAGATGTGTTACTGCTAGTCAAGTACGGAGGCGCAGCAAAGTAAAGCATCTTTAGCGTATAGATGCCATCAGGTGCAGGTGCTACTTGAAACTCAGAAGCAAGAATAGTGTAAGACTTAGGAACACCAACTTCTGATGTTCTTGGGTCATTAGATAATGTTGAGGGACTAGAGTAACTCAATGGTTGAATTGGGTTTGTCATTACGACAAAATCACGAATCTCTAAGAAGTCGCTAGGAACTTCTACAGTTGCATCACCAGAGACTGTGCTAGTTGTTACAGACTTTAGCATTTGACGAATACGCAGTTCTCTACGCAAACGATTCTCAGCCAAAGTAATAAAGTCTGGGATGATGCTTGTCAAGTCAGACCTAGCCAAATAGTTGGCTATTGAAGTCTGCAAGTCAGAATATGTTGAGAGGCTCATACCACTCCAGTTCTAGTGCGCCATGCACGATTCATTGGGTCATTCAACCAAGCAGCAAAACGCTTATCATCAAGAACAGCAAAGCCACGCATGATTCCAACTTTGTTCAAGTCATCAATAACTGTCATGGGAATAGATGCAACCTTGTTGCCAAACAATTGGTCAGACCATCTTGCTCTCTCGTCATACGAGTTATATTCTTTTTTATTCTGCTCAACAATGTCAGAAACATCCTGACGAGTTTGAATAACGATGCCACCCTCACCATCGGCATGAACAGCAGTTTGTCTAAAGTTTTCCATACGTCAATTCTATCAGTTTGAGTAGAAAAGAAAATGCCCCAGAGGTTTAAGTCTGAGGCATTTTTTGGGTTACACCAGATTAAGGCGTTAAGTCCGCGATAATGCCATGAGCAGCTTCGTTCTTAACTTCCAAAGTGTACTCAGCCAACAACTGTGTGGATTCATTGTCGCCAGTTACAGCCAACTCGTTGGTCTGGAAAGGACGCAAGTAAGCAACAGCAGCCATGTCAGGGTCAAGCACATACGCAACTTCATCGCAAGTATTGGTAGAAGTCATGAAACGGTTGGGAACAACGCTCACCGTGCCGAAATCTGACAGGTAAACATCGGCCGCCGCCACGATAGTGGTAGGGGTATTAGATGGGGCCATGAAACGCTGAGCAGCGATACCAGCAAAAGCTGACACCAATTGCTTGTGTGCAGGGTTGACCATCAACACTTTAGGATTGCCACCAGAAGCGTAAACTTCTTTGATAACAGTCTTCAAGAGAGTCTCTGTGAAAGTGCGGTTTGTGCCGTTGGTGCGAGCAGTAGTGCCAGAAGCACCAGCAACGCCATCAGTACCAAAGTCGCCATTGGTAGCCAACCATGCTTGCAGACCACCCAATTTACGAGCAGTAGAAGAATCACCATTGGTAGCAGTTTGATTGCTCAACAATGAAGTCTCCATGTCACGCTTAATTTCGGCCGATGCTTTAGCCAGTTGATAGGCTTTTTCAGATTTGCGGCCTGCTTTGTCAACAGACTGCAAAGTGCCAGAAATCTTGATAGTCTTCTGTGCAATCTGAGTGCGGTTACCTACACGAGTCGTAGGAGACATAGTGGCATCAGATGCCGTCGCACCTTCAACGGTGTAGTTCGTTAAAACCGCAGCCGAAAGTGAATCCGTTTGCCACTCATGGTAAACAGCAGTTGCTTTAGTCTTTCCAATGGAAGACATAAATGGAACATCTGTTGGTGAAATCGAGTAGATAACGTCCGAAAGGTCTTCACGCTGACCAATAGCGGTATATGTTTGATAGGTAGCCATTTTAAAACTCCAAAATTAAAAGAATCGTTCAAATGCTTTAGCTGCGTCAGTAACTTTTCCAGTTTCACGCAACCTCTGCATAACCTGTTTATCTTGTGAAGACCTAGCTTGGGGAACTGAAGTACCAGAACGCATCATCTTAGGGGCAGACTGGAGTTTTTTATTCAACTCTGGTTTGCTCTTTTGAAGTTGCTCATACTTCATTGCCTTATACAAGGTATGCACAGCACGAGAGTCATACACGGAACTGAGTTCTTGGTCAGACCAACCTACAGACTTCGCATAGTCACGGATTTGTTTCCGAACCGCATCACCCTGTGGTGTCGCTAACTCAGGAATCAGACTAACTAGCTTCTCAGATTCTTGACGGAGATGGTTTTGCAGAGAGGCTTGTTGCTCGGCTTGTTGCTGTTGGGCAATGCGTTGCTGTTCATTCCTGACTACTGCTAACTGCTTCTCACGTTGGCTCTGTTCAGCTACCGCTACCGCATAACCGATAGGGTCTGTTTCCTTTAAAACTTCTAAGTCCACACCCTGATGTTGCTGCGTAAGGAAGCTATCCAAGGCTTGCAACTTCTGGGCGTATGCCTGTCGTTCTTGTTTTACATACTCTAAATGACTACGTTCAGCTTCAATCGCCTTACGTTGTTCAGCTAGAGCCTGAGACTTTTTAGTGTAGTCCGTACCTTGTTGATAACCTTTAATGAGTTCGTCAAGTTCTACCTCAACCTCCTCACCAGATGCCTTGACTTTATATCTAGGCTTTGGCTGTTCCTCGGATTCCTCCTCAGAATACTCAACTTCGTCAGACGCTTGTAGTTCTTCTGTTTGTTCCTCAGATTGGCCTTGTTCGGCTTCCTCAGAATCACCCATCAAACCCTCAAACGCTGAAGCGGCTTGGTTTACATCTAGGCTTTCACTCCCATTAGGGTTGGTGTTTTCCATTTGTCATCTCAATAATCGCCAGACACCTTCTGGACGGAGGGTAGGGTAAACCCTACAGAATCTTCCACTTCTTCTCTCTAATCACAGTTTCCGAGGCTAAACCTTCTAGGTGTCCTGTAATCAGTTCAATAGACTTAATGTGTCGATAAGCATCTTCACGCCTATCACATTCTTCTGCACTTGTGTTAATTATCACACTAATCTGTTCTTTTTTCAAGTTATCTATAACTTCTTTGAAAAAGTCATCATTTA